CTGGCGGTTTATCGACTAGCGCTGAGATCGGGCAGGCGGTCGTGAACGCTATTCGCGCATACAACAGGTCAGCAGGGCCAGCACAAATTCAGGTCGCATAATGGCAGGCACAGCGATTGTTGGCGCTGGTAACTACAGCCTAGAAATTGACACAGGATTTATTCAAGACGCGTTCACACTTGATGACACAACCGCAGCCGTGCTAAATAACACAACTTATGTTTTAGACGGCACAACCAATTTCGCTGATGTAACAACAGGCATCAATTCGATCAGCGTGAAACGCGGCAGACGCGATCAAGGCGACCAATTTAGCGCAGGAACAATGGTGCTGAACATGCTGGACACGACTGGAATTTTTAATCCGTTTGATTCGCTTAGTCCCTATTTTGATCCGTCAACAGCGCAACCAGGATTGGCACCAATGCGCAAAGTGCGACTAGCACGCTATTCGGCAACGAATGTCAAAGAATATTTGTTCAACGGCTACATCGTTAACTACGACTACAACTTCGCGCTAGGTGGTTTGGACACGGTAACCGTTTATTGTGCAGACGATTTTTATTTGTTGGCCCAAACCTACATGGACGAATTTAATGTGTCAGAGGAATTGTCAAATGTTCGACTGTCAGCAGTTTTAGATTTGCCCGAAGTTGATTTCCCGATAGCACAACGCGATATTGACACAGGCACACAAACACTTGGCGGCGCGTCAGCGTTCACAGTTCCAGCAGGCACAAATGTTCTTGAATACTGCACACGGATCAACACGGCTGAACAAGGCCGATTGTTCATGTCCCGTGACGGCGACCTAACATTCCAACCACGAATCGGCAACACACTTAGCGCATCAATCGCAGATTTCCACGATGACGGCACAAACATACCGTTTGATTCATTAGGCGTATCATTTGAAGCGGATCAAGTCATCAATCGTGCAGCGGTCGCCATCGTTGGCGGAAACCAACAAATCGCAGACGACGCAGCCAGCCAAGCAAAATATTTTATACAAACAACCAGCATCACAGATTCGCTGTTACACAACGACACAGCAGCGCTGGCGCTAGCCAACTATCTACTATCACCAGAACCTGAAGCACGCTACACAGCCGTCGGAACCAACCTAAACAAACTGACAACAGCGCAACGCGACACAATCGCCATAGTCGACATAGGCAACACAATCACCATAGAAAAATCGTTTGCCAGCGGTTTAAGCACAACACAATTAGCGCAGGAACTAAGCGTCGAAGGCATAGAACACACCATCACAGTCAACAACGGCCATTCGGTCATGTACTTCACCGCACCAACAACCATCGTTTATGAACTAATTTTGTCGGATTTAACCTATGGCATCATAGATTCAACAAATGTTTTAGGATAAAGTAAGGCATTATGGCAACTAGACAAGATTTTACCGCAGGGCAAGTTTTAACGGCCGCAGAACTTGACGCGGTCGCTACAGCGATGATTGCGATTAACGCACAGACTGGCACGACTTATACAACGGTTTTGACCGATGACGGCAAACTAATTACTTGTGATAACGGGTCTGCGATTGCGTTGACTATTCCGCCTAATTCAAGTGTTGCTTATGGTATTGGTACGCAGATAAATATTATGCAACTTGGCGCTGGTCAGGTAACTATCACGGCAGGTGCAGGCGTAACACTTCGAAGCGCTGGTAGCAAATTAAAAACAAGCGCACAGTACGCAGTTGCAACTTGCGCAAAAATTGCTACAGATACTTGGGTTGTTGTCGGCAATTTGTCGGCATAGGTCATGCAAATTTTAAGTTTTGGTGGTGCTAATCCACCAACAGCAGTCGATTATCTTTGTGTGGCGGGTGGCGGCGGCGGTGGTTATTATGTCGGCGGTGGTGGTGGTGCTGGTGGCTATCGGGCGACAACTAGCGAAGGTTGCGGCGGTGGCGGTGCGGCTGAAAGTGCGTTATCTGTAACGGCTGGCGTTGCGCTAACAGTAACTATCGGCGCTGGTGGTGCAGGCGCACCTGAAAGTTTTACTTGGACAAACGGTAGCAATGGCTCAAACAGCGTATTTAGCACTATCACTTCAACGGGTGGCGGCGGTGCAAGTTCGCACACAGTAGGCGCTGGTCAATCGGGCGGTTCGGGTGGTGGCGGTGCAGACGCACAATCAGGCGGTGCAGGTACAACCAATCAAGGTTATGCAGGCGGTAACGGTTCGAATGTTGGCGACGATCTGCGTGAAGGCGGCGGCGGTGGTGGCGGGGCAGGGTCGGTTGGTGCTAACGCAGTTGTGGATACAAATGGCGGTAACGGCGGTTCGGGTCTTACATCAGCGATTGACAGCGTTGCTCGTGGCGGTGGTGGCGGCGGCGGTGTCGGTGACTCAGTAACCAATGTTGGTACAGCAACCGCAGGCGGCGGCGCAGGTTCTAAAACGACCGCAGCAGTTAACGGCACAGCGAACACAGGTGGCGGCGGTGGCGGAGGCGGTCGTAACGGCGGGTCAGGCACGGCAACAGGTAACGGTGGTTCAGGCGTAGTAATTGTGCGCTATGCAGACACATTTGATTTAGCCGCAGCGACAACAGGTTCACCAACACAAACAACAACTGGTGGCTACCATATTTACACATTTACGGCTAGCGGAAGCATTACGTTCTAATGGCACACTTTGCAGAAATACTTGACGGTGTAGTGCAGCGCGTAATCGTCGTGCACGACAACGACGAAGCAAACGGCGCACAATTCTGCCACGACCTACTTGGCGGCGAATGGGTACAATGCTCATACAACAACCGCATACGCAAACAATTCCCAGGCGCAGGATTTACATACGATCACATACGCGACGAATTTGTTGCACCACAACCATATCCGTCGTGGACACTTGACGAAAACAATGATTGGCAACCACCAACGCCAAAACCTGACAATACATATTATTGGAACGAAAATTTATTAGTGTGGGTCAAATATGACAAGTAAAAAAATTAACAAAGCAAAACGCCAAATCGGTGACCAAACCACCAAAGGCGGCGTAATCGGTTTGTTTATTTACGCAATGACAAAAAATAATGTCGACCCAATGCTGACCGCAATGCTCACACCGATGATGTCAGGCTTGTTGGCATACTTGTCAACCAAAATTGGTGACCCTGATTTGGCGTGCATGTTTATACCAAACGGCGACAAAAACAAAGAGTGACTAGACCGTACACGATCACACAACAGCCAGTCGTCAAAGCGCCGCTGGCTGGCATGAACAAATGGGTCGAATTGTGTTGCAAACATTCTGACGGATCGTTGTGGAACAACGGCACATTTGTCAATCGTGATGTGCGCGGCAAACCTGGAATCATTAGCAATCATGCGCGCGGTCTCGCGACAGATTTGTCGTACAGATGGCAGGCACAACACAAACGCGGACGACAAGACGGCCGCAAAATATCGTTGGCATACATGAACAAACTGCTAGAAAACGCTGACACGCTAGGCATTCAACTTGTGATCGACTACGCGTTGACGCGCAGTTGGAAATGTGATCGTGGCACATGGCAGGCTGGCAAATTTGAAACTGGTGATTGGTGGCATGTTGAAATTGAACCGCGTTTAGCGCATGACTCTGAGGCCGTAAAACAGGCATTTAGCGCGGTTTTTGGCCCATCACCGAAAGCGGCACCGCAATCTGTCTAGGCTGGTTGACCTACCGAGAAAGTAGGTCTACATGACACTCATCACCAAAACAGCCATATCGCTATTTATTAGCGCCATGTCAATATTTATGTTGGCAAAACCGCCAGCGCCAACTGCACAAGAAATGCAACCAGCGCCGATCACGGTTTGGCAGGGTCTAGAACAGCCTGCGCCATTACCTACCACAACTGTCCAAACTACGCCTATAACGCAACCTGACGCGTGTGGCGCGGTGTTTGACATGGCTAAACATGTCGGATTCCCTGAACATGAACTGGCCACAGTTGTCGCAGTCGCCTACCGCGAATCACGATGCCAGCCTGATGCGTTTAACGCCAACGATCCGAATGGCGGATCAAACGGTGTCATGCAAATCAATCAATTTTGGTGCAAACCATCGCGCTACTGGCCAAACGGATATTTGCAGGCACACGGCCTAATCAGATCATGCGACGATTTGTTTGATTTAGAACACAACATGCGATCAGCATTGGCGATCTATCGATACAGCGAAGGCTGGCGCGCATGGTCACTTTAAAACACTTGTTTTTGGCAACGCTACTAACCGCGTACACCTACCTGATAATGTCAGTCACCAACAAACGAAAGGCTAAAGATGACCGAGAACATCGACCCAAGAACTGACCCACAGTTTCAAGCGCTAATGCAAGTGATGAACGACATCACGAATAACAAAGTGCCGTTTTATGAACCGCACGAATTGGCGGCGCGAAGCACATTAAGAGCGTTACAGCACATCATTGACGATTCAAATGCGTTAGACGATTCAGATTTGATTGACACATGCAACCAGGCGCGCATTGAGATCAAATATTTGTGCAGCATCATCACCGACTTGAAACAAGCGTTGGCGGCGCGTGATCGTGACATTCGATTTTTGCAAGAACGCAACAATTATCAATCGTCAGAAATACAGCGTTTAGAAAATCAGGTATTTCGTGCCAATTAGCAAATATCTGATTGAACTAACAGATGACGAAATGATCGCATGTCGATCATGCGCTAAATCGCGTGATGAAAGCGCTATCAAGTATCAGCAACGCACCGATTTAACTGCATCGCCTGAAACACCATTTAAAACATTGGTTGGTGTGATGTCAGAATTGGCGGTGCATAAACATTTTGATGTGCCATACACATACCCGTTTGAATATCAAAAAGATCGGCCTGATTTGTCTAACGGCATTGAAGTTAAGGGCACGCTGTACCGCGCAGGGCATTTAATTTTAAACGCGCACAACAATCAGACAGCGCCATTTGTGTCGACTGTTTGCAACATTGGTGAACAATCCGTGTTATTGAATGGTTGGCGTGATGCTGTTGATTGTCGGTTAGATAAATATTGGCGTGCGCCTAACGATGGCAAAATGCCTGCATGTAAACGCGAGTCTTGGTGGATTCCACAATCCGATTTGCATGACATGAAATCGTTAAAAGAACGGCTGGTGTTGGCATGACACAGAATTTCATGGATAACTATGTCGATGTCGCAACACGGCTAAAAATTGCGTTTGAACGCTGGCCCGAAATGCGGATACAAGAAACAGCGCGCGAAGTAATCGAAATGCCTGACAAATCTTGTTTCATTCGATGCACAGTCACTATATGGCGCGACCCAAAAGACCCGATTCCAGTGATCGCGTCAGCGTGCGAAATATACCCAGGCCGCACACCATACACAAAATTCAGCGAATCAGAAGTCGGGTACACATCAGCGGTTGGCCGTGCGTTGGCTTACGCAGGCATTGGCGCTAACAAGTCGCTTGCATCGCGTGATGAAGTTATGGCCGCACAGTCACGCCAACCAATAGCGCCAGTTGTGCAGTTACATGATGTCGAAGTGCCGTTTCCTGAGGAAAGACCGCGCGAATATCCGACACCTAAGCAGATGGGCATGATGCGCGCGTTAGCGAATGGTCAGGGTCTTAAAGGTGACGATTTGAAAACATTTTGTTCTGCTATTTTAAATCGCGAAATACACACGACAGGCGATTTGACTAAACAGGACATTTCTAAAGTAATTGACGCATTAAAATCTACAGAACCTAAAAACTAAATTACGGGCACAATAGACCTAAGCGTTTTGCAGCGCGGTTGGTGGAACACTCGGCAACGAGGGTAGACGATCTATGTGGTGACACATGATCGGGCAACAATTTGAAATGTAGTGGGTACTCGGTGAGGCAACGAGTGGGCGGGCATTTCGCATTAGGCTTACATCACAGCAACAATGATTGACATACCGAAAACAAACCACAAACATAAAGTTGACAACATGGCCAGCGTAAACAAACCGAGAGCAAGCGCGATAGCGCGCGCTAGCGCATTATGAGTCTTGCACACAGAGACGGGCGGTACCTGAAAAATAGGCAGGTGATACTTCAAGGCAATCCACTATGTCACTGGTGCGGAACACAACCAGCCACACAAGCAGATCACCTAATAGAAGTTGATCGAGGCGGCGGACACGAACTAGAAAACCTGGTGCCATCATGTGCCAAATGCAACAACACACGCGCACATCTATATT